AACCATGAGCACAGGTAGCAACAATATCGTCATTGCCATTACCGATCAGATTGATCCTGGTATTCAAGCAAAGATCGCAGGTATTGGAGCTGCGGCGAATCAAGCATCTACGCAACTTACGATGCTTAAGGTTGCTCTCGCAACTGCCACAGGCGGAGCCGCAAGTCTAGGAGGAGCGGCACTACGGTTGCCAGGTCAATTGAATCCGGTTACATCGAGCACAGGAAGGCTCACAGGAGCCATTGCGCAGCTTCTAGGCCGCGTAGTAGGAGCGGAAGCGGGTTTCGGTATGCTTGGCGGTGCCTTCGCTCGTGTGGGCGTTGCGGCGTCTGTAGCAGGTCCGCTCATTATCGCCGCGCTCGCTATCGGTGCCGTTGTTGGCGCGATCTTGATTTACAACAAATTCGAGGAAGCGGCTCGTAAGTTGACGCAAGCGCAAATTGATCAGAACGAAGCAATCACTTCTCAAAATAATCGTATCCTCGTACTGAAAGAGGAATTGATTGGTCTCACTGAGGGACCGATGGCAAAGTATCGAGCGCAACTTGCTGATCTCTCGAAGATGCATATCGAAGATGACTTGAGCAAGATCACGAAGGTACTTGATGATCAAAAAAGTCATTGGGCCGATCTCATTGGTTGGTTACAAAAGTATGGTACCGAACTTGAGATCGTGACTCCGAAGACGTTCTTGTGGGCGGCGATTGTTTTACCCAAGATTCCTGAAGGTACGAATCAGAATGCATTTAGCATTACTGATGCAAAGGATTTTCTTAACAATACGAAGAACACTCGTGAGGCTCTTGAGGCTGAAGGATCAGCGGAGAAAGCTTTGCTTGGTGACATGGCAACTACCGGAGCTAAATTAGTCGAGCTGCATAAGCTCGAAGACACATTGACTGATCGCAATCTTGCGAATACCGAAGTAGCTCGAAAGGCAATTCAACAGCACTTTTCGGATTTGTTAAGACAACGTGCAGAATTTAATGCGAAACAAGCGATCTTGGTTGCCGGTGCAAATGGTGAGCTGATCACTGAACAGAAAGCCGCTGCCGCAGAACAGTTGCGAGCGTTCAACGAGGAGCTTGCTCGCATGAAGGAAGCGAGTGACAAAGTTGGACCGCAAGACATTCTCGACCTGCGTAAGAAACAGCTTTCCGGTGATCAGACCGGCAGAGAAGTAACCAACTCTCTCGCACAGCTTCCGGCGTTTCGCGGTAATGTGCAACCGCTTGAGCGTGACATAGGCGGAGCCAATCAAGCCGTTATCAAGCAAAACATTGCTATTGGTGAGTTGATTGACAAGTATAACCTGGCGGTCGCTGCCGGTGCTGCTTACAGCGATGAGTTGAAATCGCAGCAATCGGTTGAAGCCGCATTGCTTGCTATTCGGAAATCGAACCTGCCGCTTACCGCTATCGAGATTGCAAACATCGTTGCGCTTGCGAAAGCGAACGTTGATAACGAGCGTGTTAATCATGCAATGGCAACTCTTTACAGCGGTTCATTGAAGAGTGCTACGCTGGAATACAATGCAACACTCGCGGCATCCTCGCAACTGTTGAAAGACAATGCGCTCTCCGCAGCGGAGAAGTCAAGGATTGATATCATCGCAGCAAAGACCTTGAAAGACATTCAAAATCCATTGAATGAGTACGAGGTTGGTCTGCAAAATGAAATCAAGCTGTTCGGCAAGTACGGCACCGAGCTAGAAGCGGCAACAGAAGTTGAAGCCTTGCGGCAACAGTTGCTTGCTAAGGGTATTGAAATGACAAGCACGCAAGCCGATGGCATGCGGAAGTTTGTCACGATCTTACAGCAACAGCGCCAGATACAAACAGAAGTCAACCAATTGCAGCAAGAAAATGCAGGTCTCGTACAAAACCTGATCACGCATCAAATCGCGTTGAACGTCGCAAAAGACAAGGGGCATATCAGCGAAGTACAGTTTCGGCTTGCGACCGCACAAACCAACGTCGCGCTCGCCAATCAAGCTTTGCAGTTCGGCAAAGGTGCCACGCTCGGGAATCAACTTGTTTCAACGCTTGGCAAGATGACCGCAGACTATCACGGTCTCAGTGTGGGCATCACAGAAGCATATGGCAAGGCCGGTCAACAAGCGGTTGACGGCTTCTCGAACAGTCTCGCTCGCGCTATCGTGTACGGAGAAGATTTAGGCGCGGCGATGGCAAACGTTGCTCGCACCATCGCAACCGATCTCATCAGCTCGTTTATCAAGATGGGGATTCAATGGTTGTTGAATGAGCTGATCTCAAAGAGTATTCAACAAGCTTCAGTTGCCGCAGCGGTCGCGGCGGGAACGGAAACAGCTCTCGCGTGGTCCACAGCGGCGGCAATGGCTGATATCGCAACGTTCGGTGCTGCGTCTGCCGCTGGTGACATTGCGCTCTCAACTTCGGTTGGTTTATCTGCCGCACTCGCGGCATTCGCGCATGGTGGGCCGGTAAACGGCATTGGCACCTCGACTAGCGATAGCATCTTGGCGCGGCTCTCAAATGGTGAATTTGTTGTGAAGGCTTCAGCAACGGCGAAAAACAGACCCTTGCTTGAAGCGATCAATAATGGTGCGATTGCCGTTAGTTCGAATGGATCAGGCGGCAGTGTGGGCGGCACGTCAATGAATGTGCATGTTACACATGACGGCAGTACGGCAATTGCCGTTCAACAGATTGATGAAAATACGGTACGAATCATTGCGAAGCAAGAAGCGAAAGATGCTGTTACAAGACATGCTCCGCAGGTCATTGCTGCCGACATGCAAAACCCGAACTCTCGCACTTCGAAGGCTGTTAACTTGAATTTAGTTGCCCCGCGAAAGCGGTAAAGAGGTTCTATGAAAAGCATGCTTATTGTTCTTGTACTTGCTCTTTGTGTTGGGGCCGTCGCTCAAACTCATCAAATCAATAATGTATGGCTCAATGCACCTGCAACAGTTCCGCCTTGTCCGGTTGCTTATACGACCAATCTTTATCGCTCGACTACAAGCGGAGGACAGACTACGCCAATCAAGACCGGCATCACAGGTACCACGTACATTGACACAACGCCGCTTGATGGTAATACGTATTGGGAAAAGGTCTCAAACGTTTGTGCGTGGCCTTCTGGGGCAAAAGAAGGCGGTCTATCGGCGGAGGTGATGGTTGTTATTCCGCCTGCCGGTACTCCGGCACCTGGTATACCCACAGGCTTGACAGCAACTCCGACAACTTTGGGGGCGCAACTTAATTGGAATGTTGTCCCGAATGTGAAAGAGTATCATGTCTTTGCCTCGACACCAGGAAGGCAAACTTGGCACTACACAGCTACGGCAACGAAACCAAATTTCTTGGACAGGTCGGTTGCAGGGAGTCAAACGGCTAAATGGTTTGTTACTTCCTCCGGCGCACAGGGCGAGAGCAATCCATCGTTGGTTGCGACCGTTACAAGCAAATGAGCCGCGTTGAGCGTGAACGCGAAGTTGCCGATTTGTTGCTCGCGGGCTGTGATAGCCTTGAGATTGCAGATCGCTTACACATGAAACTACGTACTGTGAAGTCACATTTGAATCATATGTACGTGCGTTACGGTATCTATGACGGTGTGAAACGTGTGAAGCTCGCCGTTATTCTTTATCGGAGGAACAAATGCGATTGTACAACAAACCAACTCGCGATATCTCTCCTAGAGAGTACCAAGTTATCCACTTCGTTGCCGCAGGTCTCAAAAACCGAGAAGTCGGCGCAATGGTTGGAACAACCGAACACGTTATCAAAAACTACCTTCGGGCCATCTACGACAAGCTTGGTCTCTGGAATCGAGTAGAGCTTGCCTTGTGGTACGAATCGCGGCAGACTGTGGGGAATTTAGATGCCACTTCCAACTTTATCACTGCCGCCTGATCAAAGCGGCTATCAAGCGGCTTTCGGCGTGACCGGCGTATCTACGCAGCTTGAAGGCGGAGCCTCGCGGTTTCGTGCCGATCAACTTGGAGCCGCTTTTCAAATCACGGTGCAATGGACGGTGAACAAAGCGAATGCTGCCTATCTTACTGCGTTTTTTCGCAACGCAATCAACTTCGGAGCGTTGCCGTTCATTGTCGGTCTTTATGCTGATGATGGCGAGATACGGGACTATACTTGTCATTTCATGCCAGGAACTTTTAACTTGGTATCGCAATCGGGCGCGACCTGGGTATACGGTGCCACGCTTGAAGCGTTGCCCGATGATAGCTATTACGTAAATGACGCTACCATTGTAGCGGCGGGGCCGGATGTCTGATTATTCACAGTTCTTTTTAAACACATCATCGAGCGTGATTCAACTTGAGTTGGTTGAGATCAGCCATCCCAATTTCAGCAAGGTCTATCGCGTTGTGCGGAATGCAATTGCCGGAGTAACGGTCACTTTGGAGGATGCGAGCGTTGTCACGTTTGATTACTATCCGTTGGCAATTACTCCCACAGGATCAAATACCGACCTTGACCAAGCGTTACAGGTACAAGTGGGTGATCTCGGTTCGATTATTCCGCCTGAATTGGATTTGGTTGATGCGGCGGGAGGTTTTATTGTCAAACCTGTCTTACTATACCGCACTTATCGTTCTGATGACCTTGATACTCCGCTCATTGGTCCCTTGAAGTTTCAGATTGATAACATCGCTTTTCAAAAGGAAGGCGCTACGATATCGGCTTCGGCTCCTCGCTTGAATCTGAATCAAACCGGCGAGTTATACTCGATGGACCGCTTCCCGATGCTACGGGGATTTTTATGAGTATTGATTGCTTTCTCGACAGAGTACCAGGGCCGCGATACAATTGCCTCGATTTTACGCGGGAAGTCTGGTTCAAGCTGACCGGAGAAGACATCACCGAGAGGCTTAGGCGGCTCACAGGCGAGTTTGCGGGGCGCAGGGCGACTGCCAGCGGCTTCAAAGCGTTCACGAGGCTCCTAGAGCCTTGTAGCCCATGCTTAGTTGTCATGCAAAGGTTCCGATTCGTGCCACATGTGGGCATCTACTTTGACCGGCGCATTCTTCACATGCACTCGAAGGGTGTCGAGTTTCAACCGTTATTTGTAGCTCGTGCGTACTTTCAAAAGATTCGGTACTACCGATGAACATTGTTACGCTGTGCGAAAATACGTTCGAGCCTTCTACATGGGAGACCTTTGAAAATGTCACCAATGTAAGAGACTTCCTCGTTGATCACTTCGGTATTTGGCCGGATACCGCACGCATCTATCTGGATCATGTCGCGGACAATGCAGACATTACGCCGCACGATGATGCCGGTATTGAACGGCTTGGGAAAGCAACGGGTCACTTCTTTGTTGTTGTGTACCCTGAAGGTATCGAGACCATTCTACTTGTGGTTGCACTTGTAGTCGCAGCGGTTGCGATTGGTCTCGCGTTTCTGTTTCGACCTTCCGCGAATAACAAGAATACGCAACAGTCTTCCGCGAACAATCATCTTTCCGACCGCGAAAACACAGCTCGACCGAATGAACGGATACCGGATATCTTTGGGCAAGTGTGGGGAACTCCTGATTTACTTGCCGTACCGTATCGTGTCTTCATTGCTAATGCGGAGATTGAATACTGTTACATGTGCCTTGGTCGCGGTGTTTATAAGATTGACCGCATTCGAGAGGACGTGACAGATGTTGTTGACATTGACGGCTATTCTTGCGAAGTGTATCAACCATTTACTTCGCCTAACTCGGGTGATGATCCTATTATTCGCATTGGTGCTCCGATCAATACAAAGGTCATTAACCTTCAGGTCTTCGGAGCCGTCAACGGGCAGATAATGCAACCGCCGAACGCCACTTTCAAGGGCAACGGCAGCAATATCAAGTTCGTCTATCCGAATCAAATCGTCAATGATGGTACGGATGATTTCACCAACTACTTTGCTGATCCTACAGCGGCAGGTCATGATGTCTTTATTAAAATCGGCGGATTACATTCTAACGATGATGTTGCGTCTGATCCTGGTTTTAGCATTCATTCTGTTCATCTTGGGGGCGTTTATAAAATCTTCTCGGTGACGCCGAATGTTATCACGCTTGATACCCCTGGCGCGGTGAATAGTAATTGGGGCGTGATCAATACTTTTGTGGGTCATCAAAGCCGCTTCAACTTGAATCCCGATGATAGCGCCGGTGACAATTTTATTTCGGTTGGACCTGGCGGCGGTCCAAATACCACAAACTTTACCGACAAGTTCAGGATGCTTTATCCACAAATGACAGAGTTGTGGTGCAACTTTGTTTGCCCACAAGGTTGTTTCAAGATTGATAAGAACGGCAATCAACTGGCTCCAATCATTACGATGGAGGTTCGCATCCAATCGTGCAATCTTGTGGGTACTCCGATTGGTTTAGCTTTCTTAAGAACAGTTGTAATGACAGGTTCAGTCAATGACAGGTCGCAAAAGGGCGTCACACTTAAAGTTGTATTGCCGGATGGCTTCGCCTCATCTGGTGGCATACTTGTTGATGTACGCAGGGCATCAAACGAGGATCATTCTGATGGAATACAAATCACAGATCAAGTACAATGGCGAGACTGTTACATTGTCTCTCCGGTTATTCAATCGGATTTCGGCAACGTTACAACAGTTCAGACAATTGTAAGACCTACTCCGCAGGCATTGCAGATCAAAGCACGCAAGCTGAATATGCTTGTGACTCGTGCGGTCTCGATCAGTGGCGGCGTTGTCCCTGGCACGCAGTTGGTGCCGAATACTTTCAATTTCGATTACGTTGCTACTCCGGCAACGCCAGCACGACCAAAGCGCGTTGTCATGGAACCGAATGGAGCTTTCGCCTTTATCATTTCCGACAATGGCGATGCGGTTCAGCGATGGGATATGGCAACTAACACGATCAATGCGAGCGGCCATCCTGATCCTTCGACCGCGCCTAGTGGCATTGGGGCCGCATGGACAGCGAACGGAGGGGCCAATACGGGCGGCAACGGAGACCGCATTCATGCCGCGCAATCTTGCCAGATCACGGTAGACAATGCCGGTAACCTTTGGGCGTTCACCGTTGTGGGCGGTGCGAATTACTTGATGTGTTTCGATGGCTTCACTTTCCGAGCTATCAAGGCTTCTTTAGTGGATGCTGTGATCAATACAATCGCGGTCGGTATCCCGCTTTGCATTACTTACGAGCGGAGATCAGATGTGATTGTAGCGAACTATCATTTCACGAATACTGACATTCAATTGATGAGAGTGTTTCAATGTTCGGATGGTGCTCTCGTTGGCAATGCTCCAATTCAAGTGACAGGTGGAGTATTCAGCGGAGGTTTAAGTACAGGTTTCCCGCTCGATACATCGGCTAACTTGCTTCAAGCTCAAGATCAGGCAATCTGTTCGGATGATAAGCATGCTTATTCGCTTACCAAAGGGCAACACTTGACCGGAGGTATCCCGTACACAACTTACGATTGGTATATTCACGCGATTGACTTGACAAGTGGCGTGTCGGTTGTTGGTCCCTATGTACCTTCGTACTTCAGCAATCATGCTTTTCGCTTCATAGGTGATGCAAGTGTAGGTGTCGCGGCGGGAATGATCTTTGATGAGGATACCGGCTATTTGTTCGTGTTCACGAATACCGGATGTATTCACAAGGTTGATCCTGGCACCATGACCATTCTCGATACCTTGGGAACAG